AGACACTGAGCCCCCCTTTCTTAATGAAGATCTTCAAGAAAGAGAAACACGCATTGAAGCGTTTCAGTGTGCCCTATAGCGATCTCTCGCAGTCTAGCAGATTTCGCGACATGAGCGGGGAAGTCCCCGCCGTCGCTGTTCCGTGCTCAGGGACAGTGATAGGTCTGTTTGAGCGAACGGATGCCTTAGTTCGTGGTCTTGTGTTCCTTCTGGAACATCATCGTGCGCCTAAGAAGGTCACGATGCAGTTGAAAGAACAACTGCATGACTATCTCGATAACTCTGGAGCCGAAGGGATTTGGTTGAAGCGCGCAAAATACGTGCTGACCTACCCTTTCGCTAAGTTTTTGAGAAACGAACTTCCTCCGTCCCCTGATGCGGTGTTCCGCCCTTCAGGGGTTCTTCGTCGCTGGATGAAAGCACGAATGAACGCCTTCAATCGAAGGAACGTCCATTTGTGGTACAGTTGGCTACAAGCAAAGCGTTGTGCTCTGAGTGTAAGTGACGCCATGGTCGCTGAAGCTTATGAGAAGCACTTTAAACAGCTTACTGTACCAGATCCGTGCTCGACTACTGTGCTAGTCGACGGTCTCGAATTTGATGAGTCTAACTCATTGCTTGACGAGATATTTGTTAATCCAGCTTTCCGTAAAATCCTAGTTCAATTACGTGGTCGAATTGGTAAGAACTACCAAAACGACTTTTCCGATCGCGTTGCCTCAACATCAGCTTGTTACGAGAACTCTCGCAAGGATGGTGGCCAGTACGGTAGTCTAAACAACTACGTTGCTAGCCTCTCTGACTTCGCAAAGGGTGGTGACCTGCCATATGATTGGGACGACAAGGTCAAAGACACGTCTTACCTCCAATGGATCGGTGGAGATGAACTTCTACGTATGGAATACCGTAGAGTCGTTAGAGGAGGCCACATTGAAATGCTTGTGGTCGAACGACAGGAACGTTGCGGACGTTTTTGGTGGAATATGTTGTCGAAGGTCCGAGATTCTCGTTTCACAATTGTGCCAGCTAAGCTTGATGCTACCATTCAAGCTGTTCTAGAGCCGCTCAAGATCAGGATTATATCCAAGGGTCCTGCTTTTGAGTATTATGAAATGAAACCGTTACAAAAAACCATTCACGATGCGATGCGGAGCATTCCCTGCTTCCGTCTTATAGGTCGGCCAATCTGTCCTACAGATTTGTTAGACTGCATTCCTGCTGATGGTTTAAGTTCACTTGATGCTTGGCATTCAGTGGACTATTCAGCTGCTACAGATGGGCTGAGCAGTGAGTACGGTATGAGAATTTTGGATTTCATTCTTCGGGACGTACCGAGTGATGATAGAGTAAGAGCCGGAAAGGTTCTTGGACCTCATCGTCTCCATTATCCTGAGCTCAAGAATGGGAAATGGACTTCGAGAGGTGCTTACCGAGGTGACCAACAAAATGGTCAACTTATGGGAGGCATTCTCTCGTTTCCAATTCTTTGTCTTGCAAACTTGGGTGTCTATTTGCACGTGCGAAAACTCGCCGGCAAGTTGACTGACACTTCTGTTCGGGAAGTTTTGGTCAACGGAGATGATATGCTCTACATTGGTACGAAGAGTGAATGGGACCTTCACGTGGAAACGGGAAAGGCGGTTGGTTTGGAAATGAGTGTGGGGAAAGCGTATAGACATGAATCTTACGCAAATGCGAATTCAACGTGCTTCACGATGAGCCTAAATAGTGCCTTCAAAGCTGCATTGTTCGGACTTCGCCCCCCAACACCATACCAGATTAATTTCCTGAACGTTGGCCTCGTCTTCGGTCAACATAAGGTTCAGGCTCGCGAGGCGGGTACGGCCGAGAGTCACCATGTGACTTCTGGCTGCGTGCCCAATATACCTGCGATCCTCGACGGCTGTCTTCCAGGTCGACAGTCTGAAGTGCTTCGGTATGTTCTGATGAAACGTCGTAATGAGATCCGTGAGGATTCAAAAGCGACTGTCATTCAGGGCCGACGTCGGTATGAGGTTTGTAGAAACTTGTTCCTTCCTTGTTCTCAAGGCGGAATGGGTATTACAGCTCCTATCGGCTGGAAGTATCGAGTAAAGAAGATTGATCGGCGAATTGCCGCTTCTCTCAACCCTGATGGTCCTGTGTCATCACACCCTCTATGCGGTTTCCCGATAGATAGTGCAACAGACCCAATCCCTCCATGGGTGAGAAAAGTCCCTGAACCTAACCTCCCCGAGTTTCGACTATGTCAAGGTCGTACTCGGTCCATACCCCTCGTACCAGTGTTCCCTTACTGGCCGAGTCGTGGTGTGGTCCAACTATGAACGAAGTTATCGCGCATGACGCGCTC